GTTCTATCCTTGCGTATTGATCTACCAAAAGGCTGAATTACAATGGTTTTTGATTTTTGCTGTTGTTGCTTGACATCAGCAACAATATTGGCAGCATTCTTCTCTTCTGTTTTTGAAAGAACCATGGAAGGTGGCTCTAAGTCACTATGATCATCAGTATTATTAATTTCTTTATCAAACGCTTCAGCAAGTGATAATTCTTGCTTAAAGTAACCCGGGACTCTGTAAGGTTCGGGAGTTTGAATCACTGTTGCATGCTTAATTACATTATCAAAAATACCCTTAGTATCGGGGTTGTATGTAATATCTTGAAGTTCAGGGATTCCCCACAAAAGGTTATCCCATCCTCCTATTAAAATATTCCAATCTTCATTAGAGTGGAGTCTGGCATATTTTTTTAAAGCAGGGATTGCTGCAATAACGCGCCCCGCTCCACCATCAATATAAAATATCTTACTCATATTTTCTCCATATTATATTCAAAAAAACTTATAGTGTACAATCACGCATTGTATTTATTAACCTAAAAATACCATAACTTAAGGATATTTTAAATTGGAGCCCCGTATTTTTGTACTTGCTCATCCAGAAACGCAGTGAAGCTATCACCACTAGAGAACTCCGTATACAGTCTTTGCAATATAGCCGCTTCTCCATATTTATTAATTAAAAAATCAATAGGCAAGATATATTGCCCTGGATTTTCTTCATCATACAACCGTTTTTCACCAAGCTCAACACTTGTAATTTGTAGGTCTATCCTAACCATGTGAGGTAATAAAGCACTATTAATTAAATCGGTAGAATTTAATAAAATACTTTCATCTGTTTCATTTTCAAATTCCTCCGGAAGAGTGGATACAGCAACAAGACAGTAAGCATCTACGGGTGCATAGTTGCTCTCAGCATCCATATAATCTTTATGGAGAATACCAACATCACCAAGACTTCTATGTATACCGGATAGAGTTAACTCTACTCTGAGCAACATATTTGATTTTTTTATAATTGTCATTTTAAGTTTTAAGTTTTAATATAATAGCCCGTAGGCAATTTAGGAACAGAAAAACAAGTAGTTGTATCAAAACAAGGTGTTACCGATCCCCATGCAGTACGAACAATACCATTGACGATTGCAACTTGTTTATTATTTCCGAGCGCGCAAGAAGTAGTTTGTGGGTAATTCGTAGTACAGGTACCACGTATGCAGGGTTCACCATTAATACTTGAAAAATTGTATGGCACGCGGGCGGCCTGTTGTAACCCCATTGAAGTAAAACCTGTGAAAGCACTCGGAGCGGTTATTGTTTCACCGGTTTCAGCAGTCTCACAATATATACTACGTTGGGACCTATTTGCTATGGTTCCCGCAATTGGCAAAGGTACAAAATAACTACACCCGCTAGTAAATGGAGCATCTGAGTACCTTGCATTCATCCCGGTAGTGGCGGGGTTCCAACAAGGTATAGAGCTATCCCCAATATAAAAAGGAGTCTTTACAAAAGTAGAGACATTGCAGGTACATATTAATCCACGTTCTGAAAAGCCCAGGGAAGTAAAGACATTAGCTTCGGCTGCAAAGCTTATGAAAGGACCTCCTTGCATTAAACATACGGGCGCTCCAACACCATTACCAACGGCACACGCATACAAAGACGTAGGTACACAATTAGCAATACATATAGAACCCCATCTTACGTTAGTTCCACTACCACCAGCGGTGCAACTTACATAGGCAGCGTAAGCTAGTCCTTCATAAGAAGAGAATGAGGCAGCTGATATTAATGTAGAGTTACCACATGCGCATGGAGCGCTCCCACACCAGCATAATAAGCTTATTTCTGTCGATACACCACCCTGCATGGTATATCGGTTTACAACGTGGCAATTAACACATGAAACAGCGTCCGCTAGCTTATAAGTTGAGTATACAATATCAAGAACAGGATTTACAACAATACTCTGGGGTTGAACCTGCTTGCTACCACATGGTGTTGAGCAAGTACAGAAAAATTGAGTTTGTTTATACTTCCACCAAATATTGTCATATAGATTTGGATTAGAGCACCATATAGCAGTCTCTATGCCACTATATCCACCTGAAGATGTAATTCCTGAGTCGTTGCCTTTGCAAGTCGCTGCACAAGGTAGAGTTCCACCACCAATTGATGCTAGAGCATTGATACCTTTTGAAAACCATATTGGACCTGGAGCTATAGTCAACCCCGAACAACACAGATCACAAGAATAAATTGTTGATGATCCCAAATAATAATTACCGTGTTTAACTAAACGAGGGGATTGATCAAAAGCTACCATCTTATCTTTGTTGTAGATGCAATTCCATGTTGTACCATCACACGATACCAATATTGCACCACAGGCAGTTAATACGGCTACCTTATTATCCAGATTTTGAATTGATGTTGTAGTCGCGGCATGGCACGTTGCACCACACACACGCAATGTCCAGCAAAAACCACAAGCACCTGGGGAAGTCCAAATATTACTATCTGAATCAGTAGCTACCCAAGTATTGGTTGGGTTTGAGTACTTTACTTGTAAAATGCAACAACTTCCTATACACGATGTTGGGTAGCAGGTAAGAGTCATAGCGCAGGTAGACGGAGCTACCACTCCCACACCAAAACAAGCATGCTGAGCAGAAAAAGTTACAAAACGATCATAACCAACATCGAATGGCCTACTATGAAAAAGATTACCTCGTTGTGGCGCAGCAGTGTCGTGTTTTAAAATAGATGCAAGGCCACCTGTAATATCTGTATAATAATATAAATTCATGGAGTTAATTGTGCTTCCAAGTTGATAGCAGAAATGCTGCTCATCACTTGACATAATATAGGGACTCAATGATTGGAATCTTGCAGTGGAGCATACACCATTATTAGCTGCACCACCTACCCAATAAAATGCACCATTTCGGCAGCAAAGGCAACATTGCGTGCAACATGCATCTCTTACAATTATACCCAATAGTGGGTTTGTAGAGCATGCAGCAACCCCACACAAGAAATTTACAGAACCAAAATTATAACAAGAAAACGAAGTGCATGGGTTGCCACTAACTTGCACGTTCATACATACCGAATATGTTGCCCCACCACATGCGGTATTAAATACATTACATACACAATTCGTTACACAACTAGCATTGTATATACCAATATATGTGTATTCATTTGTATTTCGTGCGTTATTTACCTGCACTATGAAATTACAAATTGCATAAGCAGAACCAGTACCTTGAATACCATCACGTTGGCAACATAGTGGATCTTGAAGAGAGGTTGCTACATAACATTGTCGTTTAGCTGGGTTATATACACACCCTGTACTATTTAATTCCGATGGTGGTGAATACCAGAATGTACCAGCAGGTCTGGAATAATTGTTGCATTGAAATTTGCCTGCGGGAGATAGGTATACCCCACAAGCAAAAGCAGACAACAAACAACTTATACCCACGTCACGGCTATTGAGTTGACCGTCAGTAATGGGTTTTATTAACGACATGGCCCAGCAAGAGCAGTTACAATTGAGATAAGTGTTGGTGTTGCATAACCCAATGACTTCATGAGCACAGCAATGGGTTTTAGACATATCGTCCAAATTTGGACAGCAATCAATTCTAAGAATATTTGCCCACGATATGAAAGGTGAGAAATTGTAATTTGTCCCCCCCATAAATGTAGTGGCTTCAGGTGTCGTGAATCCACACAGACATGCTCCCAAAGTGGTATAGCTGCTGACAGGGTACAAAGAACCATCAGCAGGAAGATAACCAGATGGTGTTGTTGTAGTACCAGGCATAAAAACTACTTGACCTGTAACGACGGTGCCAGGCACGCCGGTTATGTTTGCACCACTACCGTAGTGTGTACCGCAAACACTTGGAGCCTGGATACATCCAGTGGTGATGCAAATGCAGCACAAGCCTTCTACACTATATTGACATAAGGTTGCCATCTATTCAGCCTCTTTTTTGTAATTCTTCTAACTTACTATTTAGATATTCAATTGCTTGTTCTTGCAAAGCAATCACTTCTATTTTATTATTTAGATCTTTGATTGCTTCTACAAGCAATGCTGTGATATTTTGATACGAAACTCTATAACCGCCCTCTTCTGTTCCATTAACAATCTCAGGAACGAATGGTTTAATTTGTTGAGCTATGAATCCCATTTGGTTGATAAGATCGACATCAATCCTATCGTATACAACACCTTCGATATTTAGAACAGTTTGCAGGGCGTCAGTAATCGGTCTAATATTTTTCTTTATCCGTGCATCAGAAGATGCATCAACATACCCTGTTGTTGTAATGTTTCCATTAACGGTTAAACTGCCATCCGATAAAACCAAGCTACCAGAACTAATTGTAACATTAGCACCAAATGATGCATTGGCTGTTACAGAAAGAGTACCTGTTGTAGAAATACTAGAAGAGTTGACAAATGTGTTTACAGTAGCATTGCCAACCTTGATAGAAGTTGTAGATAAGTTTACATTTGCACCAACATTAATTAATGTGCTGATGTTTGCTGTTGCAGGTAATCTGGCTGTCACTAGAGTACCAGACGTTATATTATCTGCATTAGCAGCTGCACTTGCAGAAAATGCTATAGCATTACTGTATGCAGTAGCTGCTATATCGTATGCTCTCTTTACACTATTAGCGGAGGCTGCAATTGTAATACTTGTATTTGTAACACTATCAAGAACTGTTAAAATACCAGCATAAGTTGCATTAGCTGTTTGGTTCCTATTTACAACTTGATAAAAATTAGTACCATCTTCAGTAAGGTCCCATACATCACTCGTCTCATTCCAGCGAACCACAACGTTAGCACTAGACCCTCTATTAACTTCAATACCCGCATTCTCTGTTGGAGCAGTAGCACCACCAATGTCAGCATTCAATGTAATTATGTTATCAGCAACATTTAAAATGGATGTGTTAACGTATGTCGTAGTACCGGATACTATCAGGTTACCAGAAATTGTAACGTTATTACCAAAAGATGCATTAGCAGTTACTGAAAGAGTACCTGTTGTGGAAATGCTTGAAGAATTAACAAACGAATTGACTGTAGCATTGCCTACTTTGATATCCGAAGTAGACAGCAAAACATTTGCACCAGCATTGAATCCTGCACTTGCATTGACCGTTCCTGTGAATACACCGTTATTTGAAACTATCAGAGCATTGTTAACCGCAAGTGTGCTACCAAAAACTACACCGCCTGAAATGTTGGCGGTTCCTGAAATAGTTAGTGCTGCATCTGGTGTACTATTGACTATACCTACTCTATTATTGAAAGCATCAATAAACAATACATTTGTATCAAAAATAACATTGCTGAAGAATTGAGTGCTGTTCGAGGTAAAGGATATGTTGGAGTGGGTAGAGTTACCAGTAACAACAACTGCGTTAGCAATACCAGGATTAACAATCAGCGTGCCGTTAACAGTCAATGTGTTCGATACACCAACTGTTACTACATTAGCATTGTTGGCATACAAATCCCAACGTTTGTCACTATCGCCCAGCTTTATATTATTAGCGTTAGGAACAACGTTAGCTGAAAACGTAGATTGACCAGAAAATGTAGATAAATTTAAAGTGGATGTGTTTGATACATTGATATCGATTGCATTCAAACTCCATCTACTTGTTGTGTTACCAAGCGAATAGTTGTTGTTGATAGGTCTAAAGTCACCATTAGACGTACCACTGAATGTGACGTTGCCACTAATATTAAACTCACCACCAACGGACAGACTGCCAGCAACGTTAGCACTGCCTACTACTAATAATCCATTCTCTACCTTAAATGCTGTGTTGGCCATCGGTTACCTGTTATTTAATTAAATGAGCTACAACTTTAATTTTAGAGTTTGCAGTAGATTGCAAAAGATATAGCTCTACATTAGCGGTATTTATTGCTGTAGAGAAAACACCAAGGTTAGAATTTAGAGGTGATGACACAGTTCCATAAACAGTTAAGTATGAGGTTGTTGTATCATGTGCCAATACAATTTCGTTAATTTGAGTATTGGAATCACCAACTGTTTTAACTTGAGCTGTAATCTTCGCTGATGAATAAGTTCCCTTGGGGAAGGAAAACACTCTTTGAGGATCTGTTGTATTTGCACCTACGTTTGTATTGGAGCTTACAACAACCACATAATCAGTGTTGAAAGTTGCATTGCCACTGATACTCGAAGTACCGTTTACAACAAGATTGGCATTTAATGTTAGATTGTTAGATACTGATAAATTAACAATGTTAGCAGTGTTGATATCTGCAGATGCAATGTTTGATGTTGCAACCGTTAACAAACCAGAAACGTTAACCGTGTTACTGAAAGTAGCCGCACCTGTAAAGGCGCTTACATTGCTAAACGTTGCATTTCCCGTAACAGCAATTGTATTGCTAAGAGTCACGGCTCCAGTAACACCTAATGTTTGAGCAATACTAACCACATTGGAGAATGTTGTATTACCAACTACACTAAATGTGTTGCCTGAAATAGTTGTATTGGATACAGTCCCGTTGCCGGAGATGGAAATAGTATTAAGAGAGCTATTAGCTTTTAATGTAATGCTATTAGCAGTAACTGTTGTATTACCATTAACCGTAACAACAGCGTTTGCATTAAGAGTTGTAGCTACTAGATCTGTATTGCTTGTAATGCTTAGTGTTGTACCGCTTAGTACAGTACTCACGCCCGTTACAACAACGTTTGCTGCATTGATCTGTGTATTCGATGTGATGTGGACGTTTCCACCCTTCAGGGCTGTATTAGCTGCCTGGATGGATGTATTTGTAGTGACAACAGAAACATTAGATGTTACATTAGCCAACCCACCATTGATATAAAGAATGGTAGAGTTAACACTAGCGTTTGCTACTTGAATGTCAAGGTTAGCTGTTGAATATAAAACAGCACCAGTAAATCTTGTATTGGATGTAATGTTTAAGTTGGCGGATGTAGCTACTGAACCACCACGAAGAACTTGACCTGCTGCAATAGTGTTAGCAGAAAAGACTCCATTAATAAATCCATTCCCCGAAACATTTGCTCCAGTTGTATTGGCTTCCACAGTAACAGCATACAGCGACATTGAATCAGCAAGCTGATTTGTTCTTCCTATCCAAGAAGCAAACGTATCCGTCGATACAACTACATTAGCTACACTTCTGGCCATTATTGTTCATTCCGTTAATTATTGTTCTGAGCATATCTTTGATATCATCAACATCCCTACGCAGAGTATTTACCTCAGTTAAAGCACCGCGAAGCTCTCTGCTCCTCTGTTCCTCGAAGATATGTTGTCTATACGAAGCTGTGTCTGTGTTGATCACCGCTTGCGTATATGGATGTCTCTTTAACTTTGTCGTGTCCATTATGCAGATACCGCAATTGCTCTGTACTCTTCAACTCTTGGAACCAAGTAGCTTGCAGATGATAACAATACAATCTTAATTGCAAATACTTTAAATCCATCATACTTAGCAAGTGAAGTATTGAAGTATCTTACAATGTTGTAATTTTGATTATTCAAGAAGCCTGAGTTCTTGTCCGTAATCACATCAATATTCAAACCAGATCCTCTCAAGCTTGAATTTGACACAGCGCTTGATACCGTTATTGTTGTTGTGTTAGAAGCGGTTACCGTATCAACGAAGAATGAATCAGGGAATGTTGGGTTGTAAACTTTAACAACAGATCCAGCAGTAATGTCTGTATTGACTGTACTATAGCTTCCCGTAATTACATTTGTAGCTGTCGGAATGCTGAACGTTCCACTAGTCACCTTAGCACCAGCTTGTGCTGAAGGAATTACATACTTCAAATTAATAAAGTCGTTTGGATTCGAATCCAAGCTGTTAATTGAAGATCCTGTTGGGATATCCAATGCTAACTTTGTCCAATTCTTTTGATTTAAGTTTTGACCATCTTCTTCACTCAACAGCTTAGCGTAAACTTCAATATCAGTACCGGATGGTTTGAAAGCTGTCATGAAAACAATTAAGTCTTCTGCTACTTGATCAGTACCAAGAATAACTGGCTTCGAAACATACTTAGAATATGCAGCACCGTTGGAATATGCTTCGTTTGTTGATGTGTTATTAATAATGAATTGTTGAATGCCAAAGTCCAAGTTTTCTTCCAAGACGTATGGGGAAACAAAAGGATTTTCTGAACTAAACTCTAACTTTGCATTGAAGCTCTTGGAGTTTGCAAAGAGGTTTGTTGAATTGTTGACTTCGTTCGATCTTGAAGCAATCATTGCTGGATAAGAAAGAAGCGCATTCTTGCCGAGATCAACTTCAGTCAAGTTACCTGTAGTCTTAGCATAAGTTGTGTTTGCAAAGTTAACATAATACTTTGCCTTTGCTCCACTAGGAACCTTGACGTTAAAGTATGGAGCAAATCTAGAAATGTTGACATTCTCAATTGAGGAAACCGTAGCATTAGCTAATGAGTCAACACCTTTGATAATAGTACTGCCTGCAAAATATGCAGTTGTGTTTGCTGAAGAATCATACAATGTGAGGAAGTCGCCATATGCTTTGAAGCTGTCTACCTTTGCAACAGGGGATACGAAATAACCAGCAGTTGTATTTGTAAAAGATGGTACTACATCTAGCACCAATGTCTGGTTACCAGAATCAACACTGACAACTTTTCTAACTTCAGTGTTTCCATCAGTTCCATCTGAAATTACAATAAATGTGTTTGAGGAAATTGAAGCAAAGTTTGTGTTAGTTCCAGAAATGGTGTTGCTTGACGAGTCGATTGAAATTGTACCTGTATTGAACTTTCTAATATTTACAGCAGACGCTGTAGTAGAGAAAGTACTCGTAACATTCATAAACGTTGTATTAGTTACAATGTTAACTTTTCTTACTTGAGAAACAGTGGAGTTGGCAACAATAACTAAGTCATTATTAGCAACATCAGATGTAAAGGTTGTTGTTGTGCCATCAATGTTAGCACCACCTGAAGAAACTGCAACAGTACCAGTCAAGTTAGCTTGTTGTTGATAAACGTATTCACCACCAATAAACGTACCATTCACGGCACCTGATGTCAATTTTAAGAAATCATATGCCTCATTACTAACTGTAAAAGTATTACTTCTTGCGCCAGTAAATTTAGCAACATTAATTTTAAACTTGTAATCTACATCAGAAAGAGGAGTTACGTCAAATCCATTTGTGATGTCGTAAGCATTTCCATCAACTTTACCAGAAGACAACTTTGCAGCTACTCCTGTGTTAATATCAACTTCGTCTACTCGGTTTTTCCACAAAGAAAAAGACTCATCAGAATCAAACTTAATTAAGAATGCATATTGTTTGTTCGTTTGAAGAGGAACTGGGGTATCGAAAGTAAACTTAGTAGATGTATCAGCCGTTGCGCTAGTATTGATATTGTCATAATCAACCCGCGCTAGAGTTTTAATATCAGCAGTGTTCCAGTTTGGAACGTTATCCTTAACTTCACATATGTTTAAAGAAACACTAGGCTTGGAAGATCCAGACTGCGTTTTGTTTGCAGTGGGTTTGTCTTTAAAGTATAGTTCTATACTCGTGACGAATACGACTGAAGCTCCTTGAGCTGACGATGAGTCTAAAAAGAATGATTGAGCTTTATTGAACATATTACACTGTTTTGTCTAATCCTAAAACTACAGCACCAAAAGATGTCGATGCGTTGTAGTAATTGTCAGGCAATGTTGTTTGATTGATTGTCGTAACAACAATCTCTTTTCTTCCAGATTCAAGATTGCTAACTTTAACCGGAATACTTTCATACGAATTTGAAGATATTCCTGATGACAAATAAAAAATCACTTTTAAATTACCGTTCTCATCAGAGATTAAAGCCCCACCTAGTTTCTTACCAAATTGTTTAACCATACTCGTTACCTTGACCTTATCAAAGTAAAAGTAATGAGTGGTGTGAGGTCTTAAGCCATAAAACTCTAGAATTATGTCTCTCTCTTTGAATCGAAGTTTTCTTTGTCCCATAACTTTTATTTATAGATGTTTCTAAAGAGTTTTTAATATTGCATGTTTGAGAAATCTTCAACATACTTACCACCACCAGTGTCTCTTGTCATTGATGCCTCCTCAGCGTTAGCATCTGTTATCTGAATATATGGCTCAGATGTTGTTTGTGTCTGTGGGGGGTCAATTGTCGTGGTAACAACAATAACTTCTGCAGGTGTAGATTGTACCTCAGGTATTGAAACTTTTGAAGTAAGAACGACATCAAACACTGCCGTCTCATCACCAGCTCTGAATCCGCTGAATTCAGGTACGCCATATCTTGATTCAACCCACTCTCTATTGTTTTGATAAAACTCAGCCACAAAGTCGGCTTCATAGTATTCAACTGCACCATCTGTAATTACTCTAACCATAGCAGGTTTTTGTACAACAGGAGGCTGTACAATAGGAACAACAGCTACAGTAGGCGTTGTGGTTACAATAGGATCTGGCGGTGTGTAAACATAGTCATCAACAGGATAGTATGTAACAGCAGCAGTCTCTATTGCAGCTGGCACCGATCTAACAACTCTTGGTTCTGAAGCGCTCAATTGACTAACAATTGTATACTCTTCGTATGGAAGCAATAAAGTTTTATTTTGATGGATATTATTTGCAGTAGCAGCATCAGATCTATCAAAAATACTTTCAACATTGAAGATAGTTGTCAGTGGCAACAATTCACTATTCTGACTGTCAATATAAGCCGTACTCTCAAGACTTGTTCTATCAACAACAAAGGCATCATCAAAATTATCTACCAAGAACGCATTCTTAAATCTATCTTTACCGGAATCGTTAGAGCTAGGAATAACCAGCTCCGTTATCTGCTTTTCCAATGTGTTTAAAGCAACTTGCTTTTCTAGGCTATCAATTCTTTTCTCGAGTTTGTTAATCTGAGACATTGAATAACGCTTTGGCTGAGATCTAGTATCAGCAGAGGAATTTAAGTTGTTAATAGTGTATGCTTGCTGTCTCCCATTAACAATAGAAGACTCATTACCAACTCTCTTATCCAAAATTTGGAAGGTTGTATTTGAAAGAGCAGAAGGCAAAGAAGGATATGGTGGAACAAACAGTCTGTTGACTGTAATGGAATCAGCAGGAGCTCCTGGATCCTTCAAGTTAGCAACGTCTGGTGCACCTTGGATAACAGAAATTAATGTATTTTTATTAACAACAACTCTATCAATTCTGCTTCCGTAAAACTCAATGTCAAACGTAACTTGCGAATCGGGTACAGGGAAGTACTTTTCATCGCTATTCAATGTCTGAGTGTTAGCGGGGTTGACAGTAGCACCACCGACTGTTGTGGAGTAGGCAGCTGTATTGCTGGTAAATGGACGGAAGTCAAAAGTATCGATACCATCGTAATATCTACCATCAGATGTTAATACTTCAGGGACTTCTAAACGGTTGATGAATGTGTTATTGCTATAACCTGTAGCGTCATTTATAATGTCGTTGTATGAGTTAATTGTAATAAAACCTTCGGATGTATTAACATCAAAAGCATCAAACTTTGCTAATAGCCACTGAGTATTGGAAATGGCTAAATCAGATCCTGGAACAAGTCTCAGTTCTGCATTTTTTACAACGTCACCGTCATTATATGAATTCACAAAGAAGTGCTTTGTTACATCTGTGCTCGAAGCTGTATTACCAAAGTATACAGCCTTCAATCTAAATGTATCTGGAACACCCAAGCTCCATGGTCCTGTTGTATTATTACCAGAAGCTGAAACAGTTGCATTATTTCCTGTGTATACTTTTACATACAAATCTCTGTTTAAATCTTTATTAATTTGAACAGCAGAAGGAATTCTAATATTGTAAAATGCAACAACGTTTGCAGAAGCAGCCAAGGTCTCACTCAAATCCACAGTTGCAACCGCAGCATTGGCTGATGTAGTAATGGTTCTTGTAGATCTGCTCAAATCTAACGGATAAAAAGCCGGCAGGAACAACGCGGTATTTGTTGAGCTGTTTGCAGCAGTCAAAGCTGAGTTAAGAATAATTAACGTGTTATTAACAACATTCTCAACTCTCTTAACATCGTATGATACAGCGTTTGTGTACACACTGATATAATCACCAGCAGCATAGTCTGTTGCAAACGTGGTTGAGGTTCCTACTAGATTTGCAGATGTTGTGTTACCAGAGCTTGTTCCTGTTGTATTAGATGTGTTTGTATTAGAAACAGGAGCAATAATAAAGTCAGCTTTTTGCGCTGCTGAGAGACTCAAAGATCCAGAATAAGGAAATGTATAAGTTGTTGGTGCAGTGATCTCAATTGTGCCATTAGCATTGAGAGTTAAGTTTTCCGTCGATGTTCTGTATGTGTAGCTGATATCTGAAATAGACTTAACAGCCTTAACACCAGTCTTGAAAATAATATCTGGGTTGTTTGTATCTTTCAATATGGCAACATTAACACTGGATGTGCCGTCAGCCTCAAGAACAGCATCGCAAATACCATCATAAGTGCTGTCAAAGTAGAAACTCTTAACATCACTAAAAGACTTGCCAGCATTCATCGTGACATCAAACAGATACAATCTGTAAGTTGCATTTGGAGTACCAATAGTACCTGACTGATACACAATTGATCTCATTCTTGCAGAACCAATTAAAGTACCGGCCGGAGTAATGGCACCTGTACTAACACTTGTCAATAACGTCTTTGCTGTATCATATAGGTTAACAGTCGTTCCTGACTTAAAGTCAAAGAATCCAGCAAGCTCTTTAACTACAACATAATTACCATAATTAGCAGTAATTGTTTGATTTGCTTTTGAAAAGACGGTGTTAGACTTTTGAACATCTTTTGACAGATTGCCACTAGTCTCCACTCTCTTACCACTGATGTAAGCAGTGCCTGGATCAACAACAACGGAAACATGCGTCGTGTTGGATACCTTTTCCTTGGTAGAACTTCTGAAAGGATCAATTACAAAGTTGCCAGAAGATTCAAAAGTTCTTGTTTCAAACTCTTTAGCTAACTGGTTATAAACTGTGTTTCTGTTTTCTTTAGAGGCAACACCATCACTAAATTCAACAAGCGATAGGAATTCAGAGTTGGCTGAACCAATGTCGGTATTAACAACAAACAGTGTTGGTCTTATTCTTAGGCGATCAGCACCAGGGGCTGTCTCATTGTATGTGTTTGCAGCATTGTCATAAAGTGAGGAATCAGTCGTATACTTAACAATCGATTCGTCTGATGTGAATCCAACTGATATGTTGTCAGGTAACGTGGAATATTTTGATACAATAACGCTTTGAGGAATAACACGAGAGAATGTTCCCTTTTGGTAAATTACACCCTCCGTAACACCAAAAGAATAACCGTATCCCACAGGTGCAGCAAACGTGCCTGGAGCTACGCGCACCTTTGCCTTGTAAGACCTTGCTGCTAAATCTAAAGTGGATACAGAAGCAGATGCTGAAGCTGGTTTAATAACAACTTGTGGCAATGTTGTGTAATCTTTACCGGCATTCGACAAAACTAAGTTTTGAACTACGCCAAGTGAGTCAGTAATAATAGAACCAGTAGCTCCACTACCAATTTGAGAGATAACATTAGCAACGGCACTGGAAGTATTGCCAGTGATGTTGTAACCTGTAGAAACGGTCCATGTATTGGAATTGGCCGATGTATTTGCTAGCTGCTCTGAGTTGATTGGTTTGATTGAAAGGATCTTAGTGTTTGAAGTCAATCCACTTGCAATACCAACAATCTGCTGTCTAGCACCTGAAGTAGCTTGAGTAAAGATTTCACCATTAGTAAAAGCACCGCTAGATACTTGCACAGTGACAGCACTAATTACATGCAACGTATCTGAGTTAGCAAATCCAAGACCACCATTGTTAACATCAACGTCAAAAAGATTGTTTTCTTTGCTGAAAATCTCCAACACATCATCATTAGAGAACGCACTCAGGTTATAAGTATTTCCTGAGTTAGTGTATTGTAAGAACAGGGTGTTTAGATCTGGGCTCTTTGACTCAAAACCAGTGGCGTAGTTGACGACAATAGCTTGAAGATTAGCAGAGTTCTTAACAAAGAAGCCAACGTAATCTTGGGGATTGACTGGCTGTCCATCCTCTTGTAAATCTTTGATCTTTGCGTAAGCTAGAAGAGGATTATAAATGAAGTTTACACCACTAACAATTGTACCACTTTTAAAAACATGATCTCCAAATCTCTCTACTTGTTTTTGTAGGATTGTCTGGAGTTGGTTTAATTCGCGAGTTTGTAAGGCAACACCAGGCTTGAAGAGGATTTTATAAAAATCCTTGTCTTCATTGAAGTCATCCCAATAGGGAGTGGTGTTGAAATTGGTTTCTAATGACATCTAGTCCTCTTAAAACTTCAAAATTAGTTTTATAGATTCTGATTGGCTGGCATTTCTCTCAATCGGATCTACGTTTTCTATGTATAACACCTCTCCACTGCCCTGAACAATGTCAGATGGCAAGCGGCTGTTTAATGTAACTGAGGCTCCTGAATTGACACCAATCATTGTGTTTCCTGTATTAAGCACACCTCTTAAGTCAGACAAATAATAATAATTAGCATCATTTGAATGATAGTATGCATTTGCAGTAGCTACATCAATCTGAAACACCTTTTCATCTTCTAAGAAAGTGCCGGAACCAGCTGTGTACGTGTATCGTTCTCTGTTATCGAATGTGTTAAAGTCTTTTGCTTGATCATTGATAACATAACTGATAGCGTTAGCAGTAGCACCAGAAGTACCACCTGTAATGATCTTGTTTGTTACAAAAATACCTGTAACATTTGATACAGCAACCGTCGTAGTCGTACTTCCTTTTACAATACCAGTCGCATTGGAATCTGTTTGGGTAACGACTTCGTTATCGGTAAACACACCAGTAGGAGTTGCAATTGTCAAGGTTACATTTGCAAACAAAGGATCCTTTAATAATCCAATTGTTCTATAATCATTGGAGACTGGGATCGTACCTGATTCGTTATTAGCAAAAGTCACACTGATGCCCAGGTACTTACCACCCAGTTCAAATTCAGGATCCTTACCGTGGCCACCCTTGGGTCCTAGAACAACGTAAACAGAGGCTGCATTTGAAACACCTCCTGTATTACCAAGTACAGTAGTAGTAGCGTAAGTGTATCCTGCACCTCTTTCAATAATTTCAATTCCGGAAATTGAATTAGAAGAGTTTGTATTAACTAAAGCTCTAGCAACAGCACCAGTTCCATCACCTTCAACCAATACAGAAGGAGTAATTTCATAAACTGATGTAATATCCGGAGTTATGCTAAATCCACTATCAACAGTAATCTTTTTCTGAGTACCAATAACTGTATAATCAACAATCTTTCTTATTTGTCCTAAACCAGTTCCACCTTTAATGTAGATATAGCTGTTATCATAGAAATTATTAGATGCAACAGCATTGTTTGCAATCGTAAATATTGTTGGGTCTCCACCGATAGTTAAATCAGATGAAATGAACGTATTGGAAAGATATGTGTTATAATTTGATCCAGCATAACTAACTAAAACAACATCAATTGATCCAGAAACTGCGTTACCAGAAACATTGGCATTTGGAATAACAGGTACATATTCATCTGTAGCAAACTTAGTAAAGTTTGAGCTATCAATTGTGTACATATACTTCCAGACATAACCGTCCGAAGTACTGTAAAATTCATCATCGGCACCAGTGTCGTTGAAGTTTGGTGATATAGTTGATGGCGCCCCATTATTATTTCCAAGCACCTTAAACACGTGGAAAGAGGATACAGCATTGACTACAGCATAGTAATTATTTACAGTAATATCCGTGTTACCACTGTAAGCTGTATAAACAGTATTCGATACCCAATCATACCTTGGAATCATTACCGTTACATCATTGTTGGAAACCTTTTTTCCAAATACCATCAATTTGTAAGGATCAATATTGACCGTGTCGTTGGTGTTTGTTAAATTAGGAATGGTTTCATCACCACCAGCATAAGGTGTATGACGACCAGCAAACACATAGTAAATGCTATTAGCAGTTTCGGAGATAGACTCTCTGAACTGCTTAGCGTTATGCAAGTTTAGATAATTGGTAACTAGTTTTGTAGACATATAACTTATTTATGCTAGGAAATAACAATTTTCGAAGACACATTAGCACTTACATCCAGATCGGAAGAAAGAATCACCTTACCAAACATTCTTGTGCCAGCTACGTGAATAATCTTTTTAAGGACCTCAGAGTATTTTGTAAAAGGAACTTTGGATTGAATCTCGTAACTATATTCTTGGTAGTAGTCACTATCCAAAATTTTCTTATCACTAGAAGCAAAACCTCTAGTGGTAGAGAAGTACCCCTCACCTACACCCTGTTTATTAAGAGTTGTTTGTGCAGTAACAATGTAAGGAGATCCTTCTTTTTCTAAAAGAACGTTCTCACCATCGATATAACCAAATCCTGAATCAAGAACGGTAACACCACTTACGACAGCATTAGCAACTTGCACGTTAGCACTGATATCTGCATTCTCACCAATTGGCAAAGAATCAGCCTCTTCTGTTACACTTGCAATAGTAGCTTGTGCACCAGTTGTAGTACCAATAATAGTGTTGGCTGGATAAAAAGTATTTTCGAAACTCAGTCTCTTAACTACAAGTACAGTGTTGTTAGATCCCTCTTTAACTTGACCAACTGCTGTTGTTGCTATTGTTACTGCTGTGTTTACAAGAACAATATTAGCAGTAGCATTAGTAGTTAATGTTTGGAGCTGGTATCCATTGGTATTTGTATTTTGGAATGATCCGGAAGTTGAATAAAGTTTAACTGATCCACTACCACCCGTGATGCCTGAAGAGTAAACAAAGCCTGTAGCTATGTTTGAAGTGCCGTTGCTTTGATAAACATACTCACTAGCTTCAAAAGTGCTTGTGGATGAACCATTAGCAGCAGTACCAGAGAAGTTTGTAACATTTAACTGAACAGCAGCTGAGTTAGATGTTTGTTTGACAATTTCACCGATAGCAAACAACTTAGTTGGACTACTAATTGTGATGGAAAAATCTTTACGTTTATAACCAGCAACGTCAGGCTCGTAAACTAAAACAAATGGATCTATGTTGTAATCTGTTCCAGGATTGATAGATGTAAGTGAAGCTACAGTGCCGATAACCGTGCTGTTATATCTCAGAGCATTAAGCAAAGTAGTATTAATGTCAGCACCAGGATACTTAACAAAGCCGTATCCTACTGCATTAGCATTGTTAGGACTCAAATCAAGATTGATATCGAGAAAAGGAATGCTACCAGTATTGTTTGCTGAAAGTAAGTCAGGTGTAATAAGCACTGTTTCTTCATTATCTAAAGAACCTACTTCAAAATCAGCATCTGAACCAGAGCTTACAAAATCAATGTTTGCGTAGCTGTTAGATGTTGAACCAACAACATAGGAAAATATAGATGATGGATAAAAAGTATTTAAAACAGAATCCAAGCCAACGTGGGTAGCATTGGAACCAATCAATGTCCCCCTTGCTGTAATGTCTGCGTTGTTAGCAACTACAGCAGTAAAAGAAAGATTGGAAGTATAAGTGTTTACTGTAGCTATTGTCGCGTTATTAGTAACAAGTCTAAAAGAGGTATTAGTTGCAAAAACGTTACCACTGATTGGTCTTAATAATAAAGATCCTCTTGTAGTGTTAGCAGTAGTAGCAGATAAAATTAAAGCATTTGCTGATGAAGTAGCATTGACTGTTTCAATTACTGAATTAGCTGTAAAGAGGGATATATTAGAAGATGTGTCGTAAACTAAATCCACTAAGCTAGCTTTGAATACCAAGTTTGATGCAACAATATTACCAGATATATTATTAACTCTTACTGTACCTACAGTATTTGATACCAAAGTAACAGAAACAATTCCAGCAGTTGCGTTAGCCACTGATGAGTTACCTTGAGCAAAAAGGATAGTATTGGCTGCAAAATACTGAGCATTCACAGCACTTGTGAACCCAACTCTCATTACCTGCTGAGATACATTTTCAAATCTACCAAACGTTGTGATCTGAGTGTTACTATTAGTCAATGAGTTATATCTCAAAACCTTGTCTGAGATATAAACACTTGCAGTATTAGAGAATCCAAAACCACCATCCTCAATTTTAAAATTAACTCTACCTGTAGCACTTGAAATAGATGTTACGATTGCTTTGGCGTTTTTACCATTATCAGAAACAACGTTAAATTCATCTCCAATAGCAAAATCTTGGCCGCCATTAAGTACGTCAAGTGTTGTTAAAGAACCAGTAATAGATGGAGCATTAAAAGTGTTTGTGTTTGAAGTTTCAACAACCTGCTCACCATAAATAAAATCACCCCTGACGTTAGACAAGAAGAGTACATCGATAAATTTACCATTAACCCTCTTCTTTACAACACTCTCACAAAAAGCTTTTGCTCCTGTAGAAACGCCAACAACCTCTTTATTAACAAAAGAAGCGTTTCTTGAGGAGATAGTAACCTCCAAATATTTTGGCTTAACCCAAGTACCATCAGAGGATTTTAACAGATCTTGCCCAGGAAGATATACTGCAGAGTCTTGATTAAAAAGAGCTCTCATCGCAAGCTTGACGCTTTGCTCATTTCCCTTGTTTTGATATAAATCCAGAATGTTTCTAATAAACAATCTTTCATCTGATTGAACAGACAAAGGAAGATCTTTAAGGAAAGTTTCTTTGAAGTGAACTATGAATTCATCTACAGTTTTATCAACATCTCTGTATTCAATCAAGTTCCTCGCATAGTATGCTTGCTGCCCAGTAGTTTCCAACCACTTATAATAAGACTTAACAAATTCAATAAACAATGGTCCCTCTTCATTGTAGAAGGCAGGAAATTGTGATTGAATTAAAGGGGAAACTAAGTCTTCAATATTCTTCATAGCTTGACTGGTGTCACTGTAACTGTTACATCTTCATCTTTAATAGCAAGGATAACATTCTTTGAGCTTGAGAAATCTTTAGCATTACTTCTTGCGTATATTTTAATACCGGTACCCTCGTAGTCAGAAACATTGAGGTTTTGAATAGTAACAATACCGTTTGTATAATCTACTAAACCAATATTCTTTTTAACCTCCACAATACCACCAGTCAATTTGGCAACATAAACGATACCTCTAGTATCATCAACTAAAATTGATCTGTTGCCATCATATGTAAAAGGAGATGATTGAATTGTGTGACCATAGTGATATTCGGCAGTGTTTAAAGTTACACCTGTTTCCGCTTGGAATGGAAAGCCAAAATTAACATCAAAACTTTGATCGGTATTTGTTAACGGAGTAATGATCTTAATAGCACGAATTTCAGTATCATTGCTGATAATGCTATCATCCGCTGAATCAATATCCTTTGTCAGCTTAGTGTAATAAACCGTCTTCTTGAACCCTTCAAGATTCGTTGTGTTGTGCGCACTAATCTTAGATAGCACTGCTGTTCTAATATCGCTAGACAATTTTGTAGTTGCGTTTACATTATACTTAATATCAGATATTACTCTGACGTACATAAACTGGGGATCAACAAACACAACATCAACAGTTAATGGAGTTTTGTCTTTGATAAAGTCACTGAACGTTTTAATTCTATTTGCTGGCGTACCATCCGCATTCTGAACATCAACAGAAATGAATACCTTACCAAATTGAGGAGGAACCAAGTCCTCACCACCATAAGCTGAAATGCTTTGGATATCACCAAAGTTAGCTTTTAGGATTGTTTCGTAATCCGTTGCTGTGACTGCTCTTCCTTGAACCTGGAAGTTTCTTGGAGCATTGTATCTAATAGATTCAATTGTTTCATTGATCGCTCCGCCAGTAGCACTTGAAATGGTGCTAATAGACACGTTAGCGTGCGTATCGATATTTCCATCATTGAGGAATGTTGAAGCACCATTTGGCAACTCACCACTGGAAGTTCTATATTCAACAACAATTACTGAACCATCTCTTGGTTTTCTACCAAAAACATTATCACCAAATCTTACTTCATATTGTTGGTTTTCTGCTGCTTCAACAAAATAAGCTCTCGTCAACGAAGTTAGACCAATTAGTGTTTCAGTTTTTGTGTAAGCAAGAGTAGTGGATCCACCATCTTCAATTACGGTTACAGAAACACTACCAGTATCAATAGTTGGATTGGACAGAACAAATCTTTGGGATGTATTGCTATAATTCATCGTAAAACTATCAGCAATGTATGTTCCCTCATACAACATGATGTTAGCCGTGAATACACCGTTATTGGACGTGTTAATTACTTCATTTGAGGATGTTGAGAACGTGTATGTGTTTGAACCAACTCTAGAAGTGAAAGTTGTTCCTTTTGGAATAACAATATTAGTCGTTGGTGATGAAGGGGTAACAGTTAGACCAATTTCTGCTGTTGCTGAAACGAAAGATCTTGGGGTGTAGTTTAAAGACTTTGCATGAGAGATAACACTATCTCGCAACTGTGCGGTGTCGATGAACATCTCACTAGCAACCATGTTAGTGTAGAAGGAATTCAAATACGTGTTGTATGACAGAAGGTCAACCAACGTGTTAATGTTAGACCCTTCAAAGTCTACATCTTTAAATGCTGTGTTATTCTTAAGGTATGTCTTAAGATTTGTTTTGATTGTTTGGAAATCTAGTCCAACCAGATCGATGCTGGTGTTAGCCATTTATCGGATCCTATTTAAAATGAGTTCTAAAGTGACAGGTTCAGCTTTATTTATTACGCTGAAAACAATATTAATGTACATGGAATTCTGATCTGGGTTGCCAGAGACATTAACATCGATTACATTAGCTCTTGGCTCGTGATTTCCAATTGCGGTTTTAATTAAGTCTGCAACAACTTGCTCTGTAGATGGTGAGAAGTTTTCAAACAACATCTTTCTAATGTCGCTACCAAATGTAGGATTGAAGAATCTTTCACCCTTGTCAGTCAATAGAATGTTTCTAATTGACCTTTTAACTGAGTCTTCGTTCTTATAAGATAGCAGATCTTTCTTAACCAGCTCCAAATCAAAATTAGAGTAAAAGTCAGAATAGACTAGCGGTTTGGCAGTCTGCGGGGTTGTTTTTGTTTTTCTTACTACGATTGCCATATTAGCCGCCTATGAATACTGTGCTTGATCCAGACTCAATCTTGTTGGTACCAACAGCATTGCCAGGATCCTGGGTGTCAGCTGTATCACCAACTCGAGCAGCTCCATTTGAGCCCTGATTGAGGTTGATCGTTTTACCGTTAATCTTTATGTCCCCAGAAACATTTAAATTGTAGTTCCCGTCTACCTTGACGTTAACATTTCCTTTAACCTCAACATTAGCATTACCTTGGATGTAAACTGTCTTATCCTTAAGGACAACTTCTATATCATCCCCAACAATCTTATTAACTCGTCTACCTTCTTGGTTG